TATATATAGGTGGGGTGGGGGGTGGTCACCTGCCTAGCCCTTCAAAGCTTTGAAGGGCTAGGAAGCCTAGAATATTTTAAAGTCTTTTAGACTTTAAAATATTCTACAATCCACCACCAGAGTCTCTAAAGATCTTAGAGATCTTTAGAGACTCTGGTTGCCAGACTCAGAAATCTTTAAAAATTCTTAAGAATTTTTAAAGATTTTTTAAAAATCTATAAAAATCAAAGATTTTTTTAGATTTCACACGCGCCTGTGAAAAATCCTTTAGGATTTTTAGACTTGCCAAATCGCTTAGTACTTCAAAACTTTAAAACCCCTCACGGTAGTGAGGGTTTTAAAGTTTATGAAGTACTTAAAGGCCCTCCGAAACCGCTTCAAGCCGAAGGCTTGGGGCAACACAAACTCACAATTCGGAGAATTGACTATGGCGAAGCCAGACTTCAGCAAAATCCCAGCCTCTAAAGAGGCTTCACCCCGCCAGATCTCAGCGATTGCAAATCGCTTTGCGAAGCTGACGAATCCAAAGGATTCGTGGATGCTGACCAAGAAATACACTGCGGTGCTGTACAGATTCCAAGAGGAATCTGGCAAGAAAATTACTCACGGCGAAATCCAGAAGTTCTTTGCCTGCCGCAAAGTTCCTAAGAACTTTGCAGATATGCTTGAGACTCCAAAGGAGTCTCCAAAGCCTTCTACGAAGGCTTCTCCCAAGACTTCAAAGAAGTCTTCAAAGCCTTCTACGAAGGCTTCACCGAAGCCGAAGGCTTCCGACGAGACTTCAGAGCTAGAAGCTCTGAAGGCTCAGATGGCTGATCTTCAGGCCGCTGTCGCCTTCATCGCCAAGAAGCTCTCTTAAGAGAGCTTCAAAGTCTTCAAAGCCCCGGCTTACGCCGGGGTTTTTTTTATCTATAAACCCTTAACTCTAAAGGAGTTTTGTATGGAATTTGTTATAGAATATTTTACAATTGAAGATAGAAGTTGGAATCGTGATAGTGTTTTTACAGATATTTTATTAGCAGAACAAATACTTAACAAATCTATTATGGATATGCCAGAACTTAGTTGGCGTTTAATTATGGTAATTAAAGAACATGACGCTGAAAATTAATTAACCGATTGAGGCTTTAGACCTTCTAAGTTTTAAAACCCCTTTACAGGGTAAAGGGTTTTAAAACTTTAGAAGGTCTTACAGGAGGCGACGATGGCTGACGAGATGACACAACAAGAGGTTGCAGATTGGATTGTGCAACGTCTTGATAAAGCTATAAAAATTATGGATTCTCAAATGAACCCTGATGTAGATTTTGATGGGGCTTGGGAATTATTTACTGGAATATCTTGCTTAAACGAAATCAAAAATTGTTTCTCTCACAACGAGGATATTTAAATGGAAACTCAAATCATTACTGAAATCGAAAAAGCTTTAGCCTATCTGGACGAAATAAATTTACGAGGCGATCAAATACTTGAGCGCAACCGACTAGATTTAATTTCTCAGACGCTTGAAAATTTATTGACCGACCTCGACGCTTAGGGATTCTTAGTTTTAAAACCCCTCACTTGTGAGGGTTTTAAAACTTAGAAGCCCTTAGAGGACTGCCAGCCGGTTCTCATCCACCCTAAACTTCATTGCACTTGGAGGTGCTTATGTCTCAATTTGATTACTCAACGCTCGACCCCAACAAGCCTGCTTCTTACCGTCAGTTTAACGGTGTTGCATATCACTTTGCTCAGTTGCACACCAAAGGTGACAAAGCAAAAACATACATGGCGACTCGTATGTTCAAAGCAATTTTGTACAAGTTTTATAACGAGCAGGATATTCAAATGACTCATGGCGAGGCTCAAAAATTCTTCAAAGCCAAGCGAGTCCCGGCTCAGTTTAAAAAGCTGATTACTATTCGTAAGTAATCTTTATAGCCCCGCTTCGGCGGGGTTTTTTTGAGGTCTTTAATATGAAAGATAATTTTGTAGCAAAGAACGCTAACAAGTTCAACAAAGCTAAAGTATTTAAAGACCGCAAGAAAGCCTCAAAGAAAGTTAGAGGCCAGAAGCACAAAGATAAATCAGTTTAGCCCGTCTTGGGTGGGCATAGTTTGGTTGGCGCTATGCTTAAAAATGGTAAACTCGACACCACAAGGTGTGCATATAGTTTACAAGTCAACCATTCACCCTAAACTTTTCTTGGAGATATATTATGCGTTTTCTAGATTCTGAAACTAACTCAGCTTTTGGTGTAACTTATCACACTGTGAACAGCGGCACTGCTCCACAGCCATTAAACTTTCGTGGTCGGCAATCTAATTGGAGAGAGCGGTTTGAAAAGATGCGATCAATGGAATGGTTTGTTGTTCCAAAAGTAGATCAAGCCAAGACTCAGCAAGCGGCTTCAACTTATCTTAGAGGACGTTATAGTTTTTACAAAATCAACGAGAAAGGCGATATGTGTCTGTTGAAACTTCGTTAATTTGTGGGGGAACTTCGGGGGCTTCGGCCCCCTTTTTTATTTGGAGGATGTTATGCTTTGGAATAATGAGTGTGGTCACCCACAAGAAAATTATATTTGTAGTGTTATTGGGCCTGTTGATTCTTATGATGTATTTGTTGTGCCTAATAGATTTGATAGTCGGACTGAATTTTGTTTACGTTATGGCAATGAAGATTATCAATATCTTAGTAGTTGGAATTGCGAATGGATTGAACGGCGTATTTCTCACTTAAATAAATTTGGTGAGACAATTCAAGATAAACTAGAATTAAAAATGTTTCAGGCCCTGAGATACGAAATACAAGAAAATAATTATTGGGATCTCCCGTGGGATCTCACCCCTGAAATAAGAGAATTAAATTAGCGGGGGCTTCTACGTCTTTAAAACCCCTTTACAGGGTAAAGGGTTTTAAAGACTTAAGAAGCCCCCACCGTGACGGAGGCCGACATGAAATTTCGTATGACGTACATGAATAAATTACACAGTGTTGATCTGCCGGTCACCGCTGAACAATTAGATAACTGGCAGAAAAATAGAATGACGGCGGCAGAGGCCATGCCAAATCTTACTCAAACCCAACTTGATTTTTTGACGCATGGTATTTACCCAGATGACTCTTTCTTTGATTCTATTGAGGAACTGAATGATGTATGACACTCATGCCAAAGCCGTGCAAGATTATTCTAGATTGTCAAGCGACAACCTTGCCGATGTTGTGTTGATGGTTGTATTGAGCATACAACAGCCGTGGTTTGCGGTTGGCGACCAGCTTAAAGATGTAAAACTAAACGGCATCGACTCCAGATTTATATGGGGCAACAAAGCCAAAACATATAAGTCACTCATGTCCCGCAAAGAATTTATTTATTCTCAGTACCTTGCAGTACTTAATTCAAATAAATCTGATGATGACAGGGCGTTGTCTTTGATGAATGTATTTTTGCAGATTGATGGGTTAGGTATGGCAAAGGCTGGCTTTGTCTGCCAACTAACTGCGGGGCTTGTTGGTTGTATTGACATTCACAACCTTCGGATGTACAATATCCCGATGAAAGATTTAAAATTATCTAAGTCTTTAAAGTCAAAAGCTATAAAGAATCGTCGTGTTATGAATTATATTTCTATATGTCACGACATTGGTACAGAAAAGTTATGGAACACTTGGTGTAATACTCTTGCTACCAAGTCTAAAAGATTTGAGGATGGCTTTCATGTATCCCAAGTACATTACAGCTATCTTCAAGATGCGGTAAACCTTTAACTAACTGGAGACATATTATGTCAGAAGTAATTTCTATCTTTGGTACTCATCGTCCAGCAGATCCTTTTGCTGGTAAAGGTTATGGTGTTGCTGACTTTCCTGTCGCAACCCGTCCAATGCTTTACTTCAATGATGACACCGACCAGTGGTATGAGTCATCAAAAGTTGCTGTCGTTCGCACAGATACTATGGACGAGCTTGGTGTTCATGGTAAAAACTACAAACCTGTTGCACCCCGCGAATTAATTGACGCTCAACGTGCAATCATTATGCGTAGTGGTTTGAGAACTGACGGTATTGTTGAAAAGATTGAGTGCAGTCACAACGGTGCGGCGACATTTGTAAAGTATCGTTTGCCAGAGCATAGTTATCTTACTCCTGACGGCGACAACGCCACCCTTACTTTGTTGGGCGTGACCTCCCTCAACAGTACGTTTGCTTTTATTATGTCAGCAGGCGCTCATCAATCTGCTTGCTTCAATGGTCAAGTATTTATTACCGGCGAGGCTGGTTTGTTCAAGGCTCGACACACCAAGAACTTGGATATCAAGCAAGCCTCTCGTGCTATTGTCAAGTCTCTTGAGGTGTTTGAAAAAGAACGTGACTTGTGGCAGATTATGTACAAGACGCCGGTTACTGAGAAGCAGGCCATGTATACTTTTGCAGAGGCCGCTGGCTGTCTTGATCTAGTTCAGGCCGCAGTTCACGAGAGCGGTGTATCTTGGTCAGCAGTATTTGACAAGCTCCCTCGACTGAATAGTGCGTTGACATATCTTGCCAAGGCTTGGAGTCAGTACTCTCAGAAGATGGGCAAAACTCAATGGGCTGTTTACAATACACTAACGGATTGGTCTACTCATGCTCCAGCACCTACCAAGAAGTCTCAAATCAACATTGCTTCGGTTAATCAGAAGCGTTCAGAAGTCGTTCGGAAGGTATG